GAGGTCGATGCCGTCCTGAACGGCGAGAGCGTCCACAACAAAGCGCCTGCGCCTTTCACAGAATATAATGCGGCTGATAAATAAGGTCATCAAATGCACAAAGCGGGGGGATGTAGTAACGATTTATCCTATCGGGGACTGTCATATCGGCTCAAGGGGCTGTGCGGAGACCAAGCTCAGGGAACATATCAAGACTATCGCCAACGATCCTTTAGGTTTTGCAATAGGCGGTGGTGATATTATAGATGCGATAAAGCCGCAGGATTCCAAGCGGTTCGATTTCGATACCCTGCCCGATTGGCTCATCGAGGGCGACGCCCTGACTACACGGGAGAAACTGAACGACATTCTCAGGCAGCAACTCGACCGAGCGGTGGATATATTAGCCCCGATCCAGGATAAATTGCTTGGACTAATAGAAGGTAACCACGAATATACTATAAGGAAGTATTATAATGAGAACGTCCAGGGCGCCCTCTGTCGCAGATTGGACGTTCCCGATCTTACGGACGAGGCCCTGGTACGGTTGCAGTTCATTCGTAGGGGCAGGGTAGATTCGCTTGTGATTTTATACATCAGGCACGGGTACGGCAGTGGCAGAACCCCAGGCGCCGAGCCGAACAAGCTGGCCAGGATGTTGGCGGAATGGGAAATCGCGGACATTTGCTTTTCCGGTCATACTCATAATTACGACATTCTACCCCCTAAGGCGGTCTTGTATATCCCTCGGCGAGGCAAGCTGCCGAAGGAATGCTTCTGTAAGTATCGCTGGGCGGCCAATTGGGGATCGTGGGTCTTGTCTCATTCCGTAGGCCCTGCCAGCTATGCCTCAAGGGCTTGTTATCCAGCCCGTCCGATGCTGACGTGCAAGGCCGTTATCAGGCCGTTCGCCGTGGTCTGGCAGCACAAGCAGCAGATGCAGATACCTCACATCGAGATACGCGGGGTTACCCTGTAGTCCAAATAACCAGGTGTCCCAAATCAAAAACTTTCAGGATTTTTCCGGCTTTTTCGGGCAAAATCGAGGATTCTCAAAAAATCGACTTGACTTTTGGGCTGGCTCGGGTATAATATGGGTGGATGCAAGGAGACTTGTAGATGGGTGCACAAGGAAACAAACGAATCCGAAACTGGCCGTCAGAGGCTGTCTTTGTGCACCCTCCCACGCCAACAGGTCTCTGGCGGTCTTTCATAGCCCTTTCATTTCCTCCTCCGAAGCGGGGCTTTGACCTCCGGCCCCGCTTTTATGAAACGATAGGGGCGGGGCGAAACTTGACTAACGCCGCTGCCGGGGAACCGGAACAGGGCAAGTTGCGAATAATGACCCCAAATTGCCGAGAAAACGCCAGGTTACGTGCCCTGCCCCTTTTTATGGACACAAAGAATGCGTAAGAAAAAAACATTTTCTGTGAAGCTGATCCGTAATGTAAACGATGATTACTGCTATGATGTGGTGTTTGAGGGCGACCACCTTGTCGGTAGATTACACCGCGACGAATGTGAAGAACTCGGCATACCGATATATGATTATGCAAAAGCGAGTTATCTTGATGCTATCACCTTTGACGTGATGGCAGAGGAAACCAGTAGAGAATGTAAGCGACGTAAGTAATTTGACCAACAAGGACCAGGCCCGCTCGCAGCACGGCGAGATGACGTGCAGACCGAAAAAACTTGGGGAAAGCGTCGGGTTGTCCGGGGGCAATACACGTGGCGCCCAAACGACGTTGACCGTAATGCCGGAGCCGGGGCAGGACCGGCCGAGCGGGCCTGATTGAAAACGTGAAAGGAATGGAGATGCAAGCAATCAAATCTATCGTTCAAATCGCAGGACTTGCAGTCGCCCTACTGATTGCAGGTTGGGTCGGTTGGCTGTGCAGGGACGCACGGCCCGACCCGCCTGTGCCGCTGCCCACAATCGAGGAAATCCAGGAGCGTATAGGCGCAAAGCCCGACGGGATTTTAGGGCCTGAGACTCAAGCCAAATGGGAACGGGCGATATGCGACAGCTATGCGAGAGGTGAAAGATGAACGAGAAGTTTGTCAAAGTTTCGATAGTACTCGATGAAGACGAGGTGCGTAGCAGCCACGAGGTTACTTTCTCCGTTCGCACCGATTGGGTTTCGGAAATGGGCTGCGCTTTAGGTTGTTGCCTTAAGGCCGTGGATGATTTCTGGGGCCCATTGATTTTGGCAGAGGCGATGTCTGACCTGGAGTATGAAGAGAGTTCCGACCCAAGACTGGCCAGCGCTCAACGTGCGTTTGGAGATGCGGCTGCGGCATTGGTTGAGGCCCATCAGAGAAGACAAAAGAAGGTACGAAATGAACAAGTGGAAAATCGTCGGTGAGTGTTCGTGTTGCCAGGAGGAAATGTACAGCTACCAAGCAACGACCTGCCCTGACTGTCTGGCCGAAATCTGCACGGACTGCATTGTCTCTTGCGAGGCTTGCGGGCGGCTCGGATGCCCGCAATGTTTCATAGAGGACGAAGGCGATTGGTACTGCTGTGAGGACTGTAGAGATGAAGACCAAGAAATATCACGCCCACACGAGGTATAGGTTAGCCCCGACCAGGAGCTACCCTAAGGGCAAATTAGTCCCTGGTGTAACGACCATTGTCTCGGTCTTGAACAAGCCCGCGTTGGTGAACTGGGCCAATCGGTTAGGCTTAGAAGGTATCCAGGTCGGCAAGTATGTAGATGACAAGGCCGACATCGGGACGTTAGCCCACGCGATGATTATCGCCGAAATCACCGGCGAGGAGATAAGCGTCGATCTGGACGAGTATTCCTTAGCCCAGAGGGACGCGGCGGAGAATGCCTGTCTATCGTTCTTCGAGTGGCAGAAGAAGCATAAATTAGAGGTCGTTGCCGCCGAGAAATCCTTAGTCTCCGAGCGTCGGGGCTTTGGGGGTACCTTCGACATCTACGGCATCTGCGACGGCAAAAGGGAACTGATAGACCTCAAGACCGGCTCTGGTATCTACGAGGAACACTGGATACAGTGCGGCGGGTATGTCATTTTGCTTGAAGAACACGGCTGGCCGGTGGACTCGATACGGATACTGAATATCCCGCGTGCCGAGTCTGAGAACTTTGCCGAGCAGACGGCGAGTAATCCTGTACGCAACTACGCAGAGGCTCTCTTCTTGGAATGCCTGGCGGTGTACACGCTCCAGAAGAAACTGCGGAAATTGCTCAAGAAAAGTTGAACAACGTTTCGGTTATCAAACTTTAGGGCCTATAATTTTAGGAGGCACAAAATGGCAACCTATGAGTCGATAGCGAGTCTGACCGAGAGAGAGAAGCTAATTCTCCAGGACTCGATAAACAGGTTCTTGCGGAACGAGTATGCAAGACATCTGCGGGAACGACGTAAACGTATACAGGCAGCAAGATTAGGAGGTACAGACGATGGACTTCGTATCGTTGGAGCAGAACCCGAACCAGCAGATGACTCTATTCGCCCAGGTGCAGAATATAGGGGAGACCAAGTATAGCAAGAATGGTGCTCCCTACCAGACCTGTACTTTAGTCGATGATACAGGCACGCAGCGATTGGTGAAAATCTACCAGGGCAGCGGTAGCCCTCTGAGCCAGCCTCACATCAACCAGAGGCTACGTTTCAACCTCAAAGCCTACCGGGCACCCAATGGGAACGTCTATCTGTCTGGCTTCTGGCAGAACGACCAGGTCCAGCAGGCGGCCCCACAGGCCGCTCCACAGCCAGCCCCGCAGGCCGTCCCTCAGCCTGCCGCACAAAAGCCTCCCTGTATGCAACAGCAGCAGAATAGGCTATCTCTACCGGATCGGTACAGCTATCCCAAGACCCCCCAAGAGCAGGGCCAGATTTGCCGCCAGGCGGCAGGCAAGGCAGCAGCACAATTATTGGCTGGGGCTTATAATAGCACTGAGCGGCCTGCAGAGGAGATTCTGACGGCGATACTCAAGATCGCCCGTCCGTTGGCCAAGTGGTACTATGACGGGACTCTGCCTCAGGGGCCGATACCTGAGCCGGAAGAGGAGCCGGAAGACGACCTACCCTTTTAGGGTAGCTCACGCGGTACGGGACTACTATGCAGCGAAAATTAGAACTCTACGGTAAAGTCCGAGGGGGCCAGTTATGCCTCGACCCCGTCCAGCAGAATATGCGGCGGGAATGGCTGTCCGAGATGGACGGTAAGGACATCATTGAGGCGTTATCCTTGCAGAGCAAGCCCAAGACCCAGTCTCAGTTGGGTGTGATATTCGGGCTGATAGTCCGATACGTCCAGAAGGAGTTGACTAACAGGGGCTGGGATATTTACGATGCGCCCTGGACTGAGGAGCAAATCAAGCGCTGTCTGTACGCAGCTTATCACAAACACTATGGAACCACCAAAACGCTGAGCCGGATGGATCGGGCCGAGGCGTCGGAGTTTATCGACTTTTGCTTCACATTCTGTGCAAACGGCCCGTTCAAGGTTCACGTCCCCGAGCCGGACCCGAACTGGAGAAATAATGCCAACCCACAGAAAGAGGAGAACAGCCAATGAAAAACCTCTTCCGAACGATTAACGGATTACTGGTCCAGATAAAGCCACATAGCTTTTTGCCCGACTGCATCGAATACCAAATAACGGTAAGAGTGAGCACTGGCAGAGGTTGCAAGGAATATAAGGTGCATCAAGTATACCACGATGACCAATTTGTGAGCGCCTTCGACGTTATTTGGGATGCTGCCAAGGATGAAATTCTGCGTGCTGTTGAAGAAGGATGAAGTATCAAACCTTTCGGACGCAGGAGCTATGCCTGCCGGGGACCTGCAGGGAGGCCCCGAAGGACGAGAAAAGGAAAAGGCTGTTAGAGGCCCACACCAAGCGGATCAGGGCCGAGGAGCGGAAACTGGACCGAATGGGCTTTGATCCCGTGAGTGTCCCTGCGGGCCTCGCTGATATTCTATTAGGAAAATAAAGGCGCAAGGTATGGACACCAGCGACCACCCAGAGCCACGAGACAGACTGCAAATCGCAGCGTTTCATAGCTTCTTCACCTGGGGCCTGAGACGCGGGCTGAGCAGACTACAGGCATTCGCCGAGGCAATAGTCAAAAGCTCGGACGAGGCATACGAGAAGGCGGATACAAGATTGGTCGATGAGTATATGGAAACCTACCAGTGAAAGGAGCAAAAAATGGATGAGGTGAAACAGAGATATGTTGTTATTACAACCAACAAAGACCGTAGGGGTGTTTTCTTTGGTGCCCTGGAGACACACGACGATGATGTTGTCATCTTGCGGGACGCACAGATGGCCGTGTACTATGCCCCAGAGACGCACGGAGTCCTCGGTCTGGCTTCGATCGGGCCACAGAGGGGCTCAAGGATTTCGCCAATAGTGCCCCGCCTTGAGGTGGATGGGGTTACGGCGGTGATGGATTGCACCGATGAAGCCGTTAAGAAATGGAGGGAACAGCCGTGGGATTGAAAAAACAAAATGAATTAGAGATTTTTGGCCTGGACAGTGGTTATGGCTGTGGTGATGGTTATGGCTCCGATTGTGGCTACGGCTATGGCTGTGGTTACGGTTCTGGCTATGGTATCAGTAGTGGCGATGGCTCTGGCGAAAGTTATGTTGCCAGCCGCAATGATGGCTATGGTGCTGGTTGTGTTGAGGGCTACGGCTGTGGTTGTGGGGTCGGCTATGGCTATGGTTACAGTAATGGCGAGGGCTATGGCTACCGCTCCGGACCTCCAGGCTCCACAGAGTTTGCGAAGACGCTTATCATTCCTGAGCCATACGCTTGGGATGCTTATCATTGTGTTCGTATCAGGGACGGGAAATATGTGCTTCGGGATGGACGCAAAGTAAGGGTTGGCGAAGAATTATATGAGCCGAATATTAAGTTGTGTGTACGCGGCCTTCACGCATCACTATCACCAAAGGATGCGGTGAGATATGCTCCCCCAAATAGTGTGTTGACCAAAGTGAAGGTTTGGGGTAAGGTGCAAGTAGACAAAGATAAGCTTGTTGCTACAAACCGTAAGATAGTCGAAATAATAAAATGATGGGCACAGAACTGGCCACCCAGAAAAATTTTTGGAAATTTCCCCAAAAATCACCTGATACGCTTGCAGGGTGCTATATGATGAGGGTATGAACGTTGATATAAGCAAAATGCTGTGGTTTGAGAAAATCCCCTGGGCCGGGCCTCTCCTCGCTTATATCGGCGTTCATACCGGCTCCAGGGTTTTTTATGAGGTATCGCAATGAACATTCCATTCAGCAAGCCGATAGCGTTTTACCCTGTTTTCGCGCGTTGTTTCGGGGGTATAAACAACGCCATTTACCTACAGCAGTTGATCTACTGGTCGGATAAATCTACAAGACCAAGAGGGAACTTGAAGAGGAAACCACGCTGACGCGAGAACAGCAGGACAAGTGCCGCAAGTACTTTGAGGGCAAGGGGTTGCTAACAACTCGGCTGCTCAAAGCAGACGGGGCGCCCACGCTCCATTACAAGGTCAATCTTGAGGCCGTAGAACATCAACTCCAGGTGTGGCAATCAGGGCACGGCACTGGATTATCGCAAAACACACCAATGGAAAAGTGTGAAACACACGATTCGAATAGTGTGAAACACACTAATCCAATAGTGCGAAACACACCATTCCATATAACAGAGAATACTACAGAGACTACAGCAGAGACTACAACATCAAATTATTATATGTATTTGCAAAACTCGATTCCGATTTCTTTTTGTCTGATTGAGTCTTATCCACCAGACCGAGAGAGGTGGAACGATTTTGCGCTCAACGCTGGCCTAACCCCTGGGGAGGCTGAAGATGCCTACGAGTATTATGAGGCCAACGGCTGGAAGCGCAAAAACGGGATTGAGATTAGGACGTGGAATCAGGTGCACGGGCTACTCAAGTGCTGGCGGAACAACCGCCAGCGATTCCCGAAGCCCGAAAAGAAAGAAACGATTGCCGAGAAGCACGCTCGGATGAAACGGGAGGGCAAGTTGTGACCGAGCCGGAAGCCCAAGATTTCATCGAGAGGATCATCAAGGGCCTGTGGCCCAAGTGGGAGCCCTCGGACGCGCAATACCGGATTTGGTTGAAGATGTTGTGCAAATACGACTTTCTGAAGAGCCAAGAGAAGCTGGAGCGGTGGTTTGGGGCTACAGAAAAGCCGCCTCGTGAGCCTGTGATGGGGATTATCAAGAAATTCCTCGTGCCTGAAGGTGGGCGCGAGAAAAGGGACCCAACCCTGCTGTTTGCCCTGCGACCCGCAGATGGTGGCCGGGAAACGAAATTCTTCACCTCTGGCGATATGCCGGACGTCGAGTCTATAGAGCGTGAGGCCGAGCGATGCCGCCGGCAGGCTGAGAATTCTTACGGTAGGGATTATGTCATAATCCGATACTGGGAAACCCCTGAGCCCTCGGTGGACGATGGTTTACGGGGCCCGGAGGCCCTGGAGATGGCCAAAGCCGGGATTTTGGCCGGGCCCGATACCCCTGGCAAGCGGTTCTTGATGGCTTTGGAGAAGCCGAACGGAGGGCCGAAATTTTGAAGATTATTCTAAAAACGTGTTGTATTCTACCAAAGGATTGTCTCGGGGCCACGGATGGCCCGTTTAATAACGCCACAGCTTTGAAAATAGGGCCCCCAGCAGGCCGTAGAATCGAAAAACTCGGAGGCATAAGTCTTGGACGCCGGTTTTTTATTTTAGGTCCTTAAAACGGCCGCTGGCGCATCGAGGTTGGCTATGGCAAAAACTAACAAGCGCCGCAGGATAATCAAGAGATTAGACAATCTCGTTCGTGAGGTGGTACGCTTACGGGACGATAACACCTGTCAGCGGTGCGGGAAACGGGTCGAAGGCTCGGACTCTCAGCCCTCGCACGTCATTCCGAAGGGTCGGTGTTTATATTTGCGATGGGACTTGTTGAATGTAAAATTGTTATGTATGGCGTGCCATAGGTGGTGGCATTTGAATCCTATCGCTGCGGCGGAATGGTTCAAGGCCAAGTTTCCGGCCCGTTATGCCTATGTGAAGCAGTACGAGCACCAGCGGGCCAAAAAAAAGAATAAAAACAAGTAGTGAAAACAGAGATGGAAACAAACGTGATAGGATTGGCGGAAATAGCGTCGGAAATATTTGCGATTGACCCAGGACCGGCACAAAGCGCGTGGTTGGAATTTGATTTATATCGCCAGATTCCAAAGGGCTTCGGTATCGTGCCGAATCCTGAATTATTGCATATCATCTATGCCCGCGACGGGAACGCCAAGAAGACCAACTATGTCATCGAGATGGTGCAATCATTTGGTATGCCGGTCGGCAAAGACATATTTCAGACCTGCGTCTGGACAGGGCGCTTCATCGAAGCGATATGTCAAACGCAGGCTGAGTGGTCTCTGCTGTATCGGCGCGATGTCAAGATGCATCTGTGCAACAGCACCTGCGCCAAAGATAGCAATATCCGCCAGGCCCTTATCGACCGATTCGGGCCGAGCGGTGGGGGCAAGGTTCCGCAGATTGGAACAAAAGCAAATCCGGGCCCATTATACGGCATCGCGAGAGATATATGGAGCGCGTTGGCTCTGGCCGTAACTTATGCAGAAAGACAAGAAAGGGCCGTTAAGATATGAGCATCATCTACGAACCGAAAGGCCGGGCGAAGGAATACGCACTACTGGCAATTAACCATTACCGAGGTTGTGAGCACGGTTGTGCATACTGCTACGCCCGCAAGTTGGCGCAACGTTTCAAGTGGGATTGCGACAAACCGGAGCCTCACGTCAATGTGGACGAGTTGGAGAAAGAGGCCCAGAAGCTGAGTGGGACGACAAAGCGAATCCTGCTCAGTTTTATGAGCGACCCGTATCCGTTGATAGATGCCGGTAGTCGATACACACGAAAAGTCATCAAGACCCTCAAAAGGTACGACTTGCCAATAATGGTGTTGACTAAAGCGGGCACTCAGGCTGTGAAGATTGCGAAGTGGGATTATCCGCACATAGAGACGCACGTGAACCTTGAGCCGGTAATCGACCCCGACGAGGCACTTGAAGTAGTGCGTCATACGCACGAACATACGGATGTGTACAAGGTCGGCCCTTTGAACCATTTCGGCCGTCCGCAATTCGATTTACGGGACTTCGGGGTAAGATTTATCCATCTGATGGAGCGCCTCGGGAAGCGGTACTATATCAAAACTGACTTGGCGAAGCACCTTGAAGGCATCGAGTATCACAATACTGAAACGAGATACAAAGAAAACGCAAGGAAGTAAATTGAAAGGAAAACAAAATGACAAAGAAGGAAGATAATGACCTCATCCACCGAAGCACGGAAGTGCACACGTTGCCGTGCAAGCTGACAAAGGACGAAAAGGCACAAGCAGCCAAAGAGCTTGCCGAGAAGATCGACCAACTTGAGGCGCTGGAGGAAACACGCAAGGCAACAATGAGTGAATTCAAAAGTAAGAAGGAGAACTTGCAAGCCCAAGTCCTTGCTCTTGGCCGGCAGGTGCGCGAAGGCACTAAACTCCAGTCGGTTGAATGTCAGTTGCAACTCAACTACTCAAAGCAGCGAGTGAGGTTGATTCGGATGGACACAAACGAAGTGATTGAGGAACGACCGATGACGGACGAGGAAAAGCAGATGAATCTCGAAGTTGCATTCGACTATGAAGCAGTCTGAGAACGATGATTGCTAAGGAAGCACGAAAAGCGAATTTCAAGATAGCCGATCTGGAGCGGATAGAAGAGGTGCTCAAGGAAAGGCGAGACGAATTGAAGCACGAAAAAGACAGTTGAAAGGAAAGCAAATGCTTGAGCGCGACCAGGTTTTTGTAAGGGCACTCAACGCACAGGGCAAATGGGATACTGTTGATGTCCTTGACCTCGACGAGGAAAGTTTCCGGCGATTCGTGCTGACGAAACTGGATGAAGCGGGGATGGTAACCGCTGTCTATCAAACCCCCGCTACAAATACGCCATTGCGCGCAAAACCAAGAAAGTGAATTGAAGGCAGGAAAAGTACCAGAATTAAAATGCGGAAAGTAAAGAAGATTAGATATGTGCCAGGCGACCAATATGGCCCACCGCTTCTCGAAATTGTTATCGAAGATTACGAGGAACGCTCTACTGAACGGGTCATAGGTGATATGTGTACTTTGAAAGCTGCCGAAGCGATTGCAGAGGCAATGGGTTTGCCGTTGGAGTATGTTACTACCACAAATAAGGAGATACGAGATGGACGAAACAAAAGAACTCAGAGAAAACTCCAGATTACTAACCAAAACAGAAGAAATCCAAAATCTCGGCGCAATGTTAGCTGCAACGACTGAAGAGGACAAAGACCGAATGAAGGCCATTGCTTCTCGCTTGCAAGAATTAAGCAGCGATCCGCCAAAACAAGAAACAAAAAAACCCTGGCTTAGTCGTGGTGTATGGGGTGGATTCGTAACAATCGTGGTCATCTTCCTTGCCTGGCTTGGCGTCATCGACCTGAGCGGCGAAGAGGATACGATAACCGATTTGATTGTCCAACTGGTGTTGTTGGCCTCTGGAGTCCTGGCCTTGATTGGTAGGGTTAAGGCCAAGAAGGAAATCAAACTATGAAGACAAACCTTGAGAGGTTGCGGGCTACGCCGGTGATAATCGACGGCAAGCCGCTGCGAGATTACCGAACGCGCTACTTCAACATCTATACTCAGCGTGGCCGGTTGGTGGCGGCACACGTAGCCGAGTCCGACGCCAAAGAGATAGTGCGATGCGTTAATGAATGCAATGGCTGAAAAAGAGATACATCCTTGCTATGTTTGCGGTCGCGACACGGAAAGCAAATACGGAGTGTGCAGATTCTGCCAACAGCACGGTATTCGACATACGGAGATGAAGGATCGACCAGCACTGAAAGTGCCCTCTGATTATTGGAGCAATTTAGCGAACGAGGACGACTACGACGAAGATGGAGAGTTGAAAAAGTAAAATAGGTTTCATTGGGATGGCGTGTATGGGGTTTTGCAAGAAGCGAAAGGAAAACGAGTGAAAACGTATTTACCCATAATTCTGTTAGTCTGCCTCGGCTGCCAATATGCTCAACCGACGGGCGACCCGAACAATCCTGTAGTTCTCGACCCGAACGCCCTGGCTGCCCTGGAGGCTGCGGCGCAGACTGTCACGCAAGTAGGCATTGCGATAGGGTACGGGAAACTGATAGCTATTGGCGCGATCTTGACTGCGATTGTGGCGACATTGAAAAACCGGTTCGCCCCGAAGAAAAAGAAGAAATGATACAGAAGGCCTGGCAGAAAGTTACGGTCGACAAGGACAGGAGTATCATTCTCATCGCCCGGATTCGTGCTCCAGATGATGCGAATTGGTTTCGGGTCGGGACCCAGGCCAGCGACTTGGCACGTGAAGCCTATCAGGTCTTAGCAGGGCATTTTGGACGAACAAAAAAAGCCGAGGCCATATCTCATAATGACCTCGGCATTTCGGATAGCTGAGTGGTTTACGATGTTTGTCTTTGGCTCTCCTCTGCTCTCCAGATGTCGTCCATCATTTTGTCTTCGGTTTCTTCGACCTCTCTGCCTACATACTTACTAACATCATCATCGAACAGCACCACAGGATATTTCCTGAATTTTTTGAATGTGTCAGAGTACATAGTTATACGGGTCCCGACTCGCATCTTGATTCGCCCATTCTGGGCGTAAACCGTGTAAACATAGTCCTCTCCGATGTCCCGCGTACCAGGGGGGAGAAGATAGACAATCCCCGGCCCGTCCTTGAACTCGATTATAATCCACGCGGCCAGACAGCCCATACCGTTGAACACTATCTCATCTTGCTCGTCCAGCGTGAAGCCGTTGACTAACCGACCTCGTGCAAGGAAGTCCGCAAGTTCTTGGCCGTGCCCTTCAGGGCTTCCGCCCCCGTGTCGGTACATCGTCATCAACTCTCTTTCGTGTTCGTCGAGGACTACCGTTAGGCTTCTTACGCTCATAATCCTATCTCCTTATGAAGGCGATTAGAAACAGCATTATTTCCACCACTGCCACCACTATCGCGATGATGATAGTGCCAACAGCGGCCCGTCTAATGGATTTCTCATAATCACACATAACCTGTCCTTTCAAAAAAGACCCACGGCCGGCGAGGATGCTATCAAGGGAGGGATGCCAGCCGTGGGTTTGGTCAATCGAGTTGTGCCGTGTTGATAGCATCCTAATCACTCCACCTATATTATCGGCAATATCCGCCAAAAGTCAAGAAGAATTTTCGGAAAAAGTTCTAACCTGTGAGGATATAAAGACTTAGAAGCCTAAAAAAATTTTGGGACATCTGGTCAAATTGGGATTTTTCGGTTGACGTGGGCGCAGAACGGCGGTACATTTCGATTAGGAAAGACCGGATATGTTTGGCGAGAATTGTCCTAAGTGCGGGAAGATAGAGATCGTAGGATATACGTGCGAAAGGGAACACGGGAAGAGGATTTACGGTTGTGATTGCGGGGTTTATTACGAGGAGCGGGCGATCGAAGGCCAGAAAGTACAAACTAAACGGGTAAGTCCTGCAGTGTGCCTCGGGTGCTCCCTTCCATCGGCTGGCTATGAGCCTGGGGATTAGACCGACACTGTAGGCGCCGCTTGTTGAAAGGCGCAGGCTTTGAAGCGCGAGAAGCAAATCGAGCTCGAATGCCCTGAATGCGGCTCGACAAGCGTATGGATAGACCCTGAAGGCTTCGGCTGTCTTGATTGCGGCTATGAGGATGAAAAGACCAGGCTGGAGAGAAGGCCGAAACAGGCCAGAGAGCTAAGGGCGTTAACTTGAGCAAGATAAAAGGGGGGTTAAAGTGGCCAAGAAGAAGACGGGCAGGCCGACAAAATACAGGCCGGATATGCCGGACAGAGTGAGGGAGTATATCAAGAACCACGAGGCTTTAGGTGATGTCATTCCGACCATAGCCGGCTTTGCTTGCGAGGCTCACGTGAACAAGGATACTTTGTATGAGTGGGCGGCTGGGCATCCAAGATTTTCCGACGCTTTAGACGAGTTGCGCTACATTCAGGAGCGGAAACTATTGAGCGGTGGGCTTGAGGGCAGCTACAATCCGACTATTGCAAAGCTGATCTTGGCGACAAATCACGGCTACAAGGAGCGGACGGACATTACGACCAACGATGAGCCTATCGGGGCCCCGATGATTGTCCTGCCTGAGTTGCCTAAGCCGGTGGAGAGTAAGGTGAGGCGCGGAGCTTTCGAGGCCAGTAAGACCATAGGGGCGTTGCCGGAGCCAGTCAAAGAGGCGCAAGCTTTGGCGGAGGCGCAATAGTGGCCAAGAAAAAGACCAAGCCGAACCTGAAGGCGGAGTTGACTATCCGGCAAGCCGAGGCGTGGAGGGCCCTCCAGGACCCGGGGATACGCGAGGTACTTTACGGTGGCGCCAAGGGCGGAGGCAAGTCCTGGCTGTTGTGTGTATGGGCTTATTTCTATACCTGGCAGGTGGCACACGAATATAAACTGCCTAAGAGTTCTCACCCGCCCCATATCGGGTGGATAGGGAGAAAACAAGCGGCAGACTTTGTCCAGACGACCTTAGAGACCTGGCAGCGGGTGATACCAAGCCACTGTTATGAGCTGAAGGCGGCCACGGACAGGTATCCGAGGCATATTTGTATCGACAATCGGGTAGCGATAGACTATGGGGGGTTAGACAGGCAGGAGAATATCAGTAAGTTTAACTCTGCGGAATATGCCTTTTTGGCCGTTGACCAGGCCGAGGAGACGACCAGGGACGACGTAGCGACCCTGAGGGCGTCCTTGAGGATGAGATTAGACGGCAAGCCGATGAGTTATAAGGCTTTATGGACTGCCAACCCTGCCCAGTGCTGGCTGAAGGAGGATTTCATCGACAAGGAGATACCAGGATATAGGTTTATCCAGGCTTTACCAGGGGATAATCCGTATTTGCCGGAGGATTACGAACATACCTTGCGAGCGGCCTTCGAGCACCGGCCGGAGTTATTGGAAGCGTATTTGTATGGCAGTTGGCAGGCTCTGAGTGCTGCCGACCAGATCATCAAGGCTGAATGGCTCCGAGAGGCCGCAGGCAGGACCTTGCGGGCTTCGGGGACGATGAGACGGTCATTTACTACTCTCGGAAGACCGATATCGATGAAGCGGTCTTTATGCCCTACACCAGGACGACGGAGATTTCCTCTCGATTAGCAGCGATGAGTTTTAGGTATGACAATTGTCCTATCGTGGTCGAGTCCACAGGTGGGGACTTAGGGCAGGGCGTGATCGATGAGTTGGTCTCTCAGGGTAGGACAGTGATGAAATACTGTCCCCAGGGCAAGGCTGAGCGGAGCGAGTCTTTTGGGAATATGCGTGCAGAAGCGTGGAGTAAGGCCGCAAGGATGCTATCTAAGGGTGATGTTTCGTTCAAGAAGCAGGACTCGTTATTGGTAAACCAGTTGTGTACGCCGAGATATAGATTTAGGTCTGGTAAGACCTGGGTCGAGTCGAAGGAGGAGATCAAGGCTCGTTTAGGCCGGTCTCCGGACAGGGCAGACTGTTATGTTATGGTCTTATGGAGTTATGACAGGGTCCCGATAGCCGAGGATATTTGGCTCGAGGACGATACGGAGTTGGCGGAGAGTTATGTCTTCCAAAGTGTGTTATAGCATCATAGGATACGGGGTTATAGGTACTGCCATACATCAGCTGTTTAAGAGCGCAGGCTTTCCAGACCCGGTTATTTACGACCCGATGAAGGGTTATTTCGACAAGACTGCCTTCAGTGCAGATATTATATTCGTTTGCGTTCCGACCCCCTCGGCGCGTGCGTTCGTTTCGTTGACTAATGGCAAGCCGTTGTCAATGACGTATGTGGAGAGTGTGATATGCGACATCGCTTGCGGTAGCGAGGCGCGAAACTTTGACTCTGGCGACTCTGTAGTTGTGATATGCTCGACCCTACAACCAGGCACTGCGGATAGGTTAGCCGAAAAGCACAAGGTCAGGATAGTCGTCCAGCCTGAGTATTACGGCGAGTCTGTGGCTCACCCGTTGACCGATCTATCCAAACAGCCATTTCTGATATTAGGCGGCGAGAAAGAGGATGTAGATAAAGTCATAAGGTTATATCAGCGGGTGTATAATGCTAATATACGTATTCGGAGGGTATCTCGTTTAGAGGCCGAGGTTATCAAGGTATCCGAGAACCGAGCGATAGCGTGGAAGATCGCTCAATGTCAAGAGTTGTATGATGCCTGCGAGGCGGCTGGTGTCGATTATGAGGTAGTACGTCAGGCGGTGTACGGGGACGACCCTCGGTTCAACCTATGGTTCACGTTCGTTTATCCTGATGACAGGGGGTTTCATTCCAAGTGTATCCCCAAGGACGTTTACGCTTGGGAGGCCTGGGCGCGTGGTTTGGGTGTGAATACTGGTATGACCAGTGCGATATTAGCAAGAAATGAGGAATGGATTAAAGGCGCAAGCTAAAGCGAGGCGCAAGCTATGGCAACCCAAAACGAGTTGAGACTGTTCGAGATAGCCGAGATGTTAGAGGGTCGGATAGCGAGGCTTGAGCGTTTGGTTGTGGACTTGGACAGGCGGTTAAAGGAAGGCAAGAAGCGTGGCAGACCAAAAAAGAAACAGCAAGTTGCGCCGGTTCACGAATGAGTATTTAGTCAGTTACGTGAAGGAATGCAAACAAGAGGCCGATGATGCCGCTAAGCCTTTGCGTAGCGTATGGCGTGAGCTATGGCAGGCTTATCAGAACAAGCAGGATACGACCAAGAAGGCCTCCTGGCAGTCTAAGGCTTATGCACCGAAGGTATGGATGCAGATAGAGCGTGCGGCTGGCGAGGTCAAGCGTGCGGTCGTTCAGACCCGGAAACTGTTCAGAATGGAACTGGACGACTACGAGGACAGGGAGCGTTTACAGGAACTTCAGGAGGAATTGGCTCTCACTATCGACCCCAATAGGATGGGTACTCTTCAGCGTAGGATTTCGGAGTTGAAGAAGGCGATCGCTTTGCGCCAGGACAAATTGGATGTCGTTGAGCGCAAGTTCAAGCGGTCTTTGGCTGCTGGCAATTTGACCCAGGTTTACTCGTTGGTGGTGAAGAGTGCGTTTCTCTTGGGCTTAGGGGTTATAAAAGTCTTATGGGACGCCAAGCGTGGCCGGACGAAGTACGAGCACGTGGATACGTTCAACATTTCCATTTCGCCCGATTATCGCCCGTTCCAGGATGAACGACCTCCGTATGTCATCGAGTACAAGCGTATGAAGCTGGCTCGGCTCTTGAAATTGGCTCGTGATACGAACGCCGAGGCTGGCCGGCAGATTTACGATATGCGTCAGGTCAGGCAGATAACCGAGGACGCGATAGCCCAGGAGCAGTTAGCCAAAGAGCGTATGCGGTTAGGGCAGGGGGATAGGAAGTCCGTAGGCAAGGACGTGGAGATTTTGGAGTTCTGGGGCGATGTGATAAGCGAGGAGGTGGCGAATGGGAAGTATTTGATACGTGTCCAGAAGCCCCAGCCGTTCAATCATAACCTACCCCCATATGTTTTCACGATGCCGATCCCGTATCCCCATAGAGGTCAAAGCGGTATTTCGTTGGTTCAGCCGCAGGTGAGGTTGAACTATACATTTAACAATATCCTGAATATGTACGTGGACAACCTGAATTATTCTATCAACAAGGTTTTCGAGTATAACCCTACGGATTTACAGAACCCGAAGGCATTGACTGCGATATATCCAGGCAAGAAGATACCCGTAACGACGGAGGGCGGCAAGCAGGCCATTCGCGAGGTCTTGACTACGAAATTAGGTCGGGACCCGTTATACGCATTGGAGTTGATAGACAAGATTATGCAGGAGGGCACGAGCGTTACGGAGTTCCTTTCCGGCTGGCCTGGTGGCAAGGCGAAGACCTTGGGAGAAGTCGAGTTGAAGACTGCCCAGAGCAGGGGGATGTTCGACGTGATAGCCAGGGATTTGGAGGAGAATTCGCTCAGACCCATATTAGAGATGTCATACGATTTATATGCCCAGGTGGATCGCGTTACTCAGATATTAGCGATGTCGCTCCAGAGTCCCGATTTGCGGCGTTTGACCGAGGTGAAGACCTTGTGGCGCAAGTTATTGAGCATTTACAATCTGGGTGATGTTTTCGTCGAGCCTGATACCACTCAGGAGCGTATCAGTCCTGAGCAGATAGAGGCCGTTCAGCGTAAGGCCGAAGCGGACGCTAAGCGTGATGTTGCACGTTTAACGCCCGAAGAGATTATAAAGTTAGGAGCCTGATTATGGGAAAGACAAGTGCACCGATGCAAAAGGATGTATTGAAGACTATGCCGATAAAGCCTGCAGGTCAAAAGGTGAAGAAGACGGGTATGCAGGGCGAGTCCAAGCCCACGGGCAAGGAGTCTGAAGTCCCGTTGGGTGCTCGGCGG